TACATTACCGACCCGGCCGCCGCCGAAACATTCTGGCAACGCAACCCCAATCACAATCTGGGCGTAGTGCTCGGGCCAAGCCGTGTTTGCTCGCTGGACGTTGACGATGTGCAATGGACGCGGTTTGTGTTGCTCGACCAGATGGGCCTCGATCTGGATGCAATGGCCGTGGTCTATCCGACCATCGTGGGTAATCCGTTGCGCTTCCGCGTGCTGTTCAAAATGCCGGATGACATTGAGCTGACTCGCCACTCGCTGTCCTGGCCCAATGAGAAAGACCCTGACGGGTCGATTCACAAAGGGTTGATAGCGCGGGCCAAGGCCGCGAAAGAGCAGGGCGATTCTGTCGGAGAGGAGGCGGCCAAGGCCGAGGCTGACGAATACAAGCGCTTCACGGTGTTTGAACTCCGTGCGGGCCTGGTGCAGGACGTGTTCCCGCCATCGATTCACCCGGGCACAGGCAAGCCGTACACCTGGCGCACGCCGCCGAATGCTGCTGACGGTCTGCCGGTTCTCACCAACGAACTGATGAATATTTGGCAGAATTGGGATGTATTCAAACGCAACGCCGAGGCCGCGTGCCCTTGGGCGCCGAAACCGAAGAAACCCGCAGCGAAATCTATCAAGCGTGCTCCGCCCGCTGACGGCAAGCCCTCAGTGATTGATGAATTCAACCGATGCCACGATGTGGAAGAGCTGTTGCGTGCCCACGATTACATCAAGCGCGGTAACAAATGGCTGTATCCACACAGCAGCACCGGGCTACCTGGTGTGACGGTCACCGACCGCAAGGTCTATTCGCACCATGGCGCGGATCCGTTGGCCAACGGTCACCAGAATGACGCGTTTGAGGTGTTTTGCCTGCTGGACCACGATGGCGATCAGTCGAAGGCGGTGAAGGAAGCCGCCCGGATGTTGGGTATGCAGCATGCGTCGCGCCCAGCCACACAAGATCTTCCCCCGGCCCCATCGGCGGATGCCAGCGAGCAGTACTCCAGTGCGACGGCAAGTAAGGCCGCTCCTGCTGCTGATGGGAGGGCGGGGGAGGTGCTGACCTATGAACAAGTACTGCGGCGTTACGTGCTGGTCGAGGGCACCACGCAAGTGTGGGATCTCGACAAGGCGCGGGTGATGAAGAAAACCGCGTTTGAGGCTCGCGTCGGCAAGCCATTGGCGAAACAGTGGGTAGATGACACCAGCAAAAAGCTTATCTCGGATGATAAGGTCAAGGAGATCGAGCAAGCGCGCAAGATGGCTGGTAAGAAGGGTGGTGCACTGAACCTGGAGCCGATTGAACGGTACGTGTACATCGACGGCACCAAGGACGTTTGGGACCGGGAAAAGAAGCGGCGGGTTGCCGAAGGCGCGGTCAAGATGGCCCTCGGTGATATGTACGGTATGTGGTTGAACAGCCCGGAGCGGCGCGTGGTCGACGTGGAGAACATCGTGTTCGACCCGACGATGACCAAGGATCCCAACATTTACATCAATACGTTCGACGGGCTGCCCATGGAGCCGGCGCGCGATGATGCCGGGTGCGAGAACCTGCGGTGGTTGATTTCATTCCTGTGCAACCACGACCAGTCGTCACGCGATTGGCTGGTGAAGTGGTTGGCGTACCCGTTGCAGCACCTGGGCGCGAAGATGGATACGGCGGTGCTGGCTCACTCGACCATGGAGGGCTCGGGCAAAAGCCTTTTGTTCGCTGATGCGTTCGGTTTGCTATATGGGCAGTACGCGGCCACGGTCGGGCAGACTCAGCTCGAAAGCAACTTCAACGCCTGGCAAAGCCGCAAGTTGTGGGCGGTGTTTGAAGAGGTCGTGAGCCGTGATCAGCGCTACAACCAGGTGGGCAAGATCAAACACCTCGTGACCGGCAAGACGGTGCGCATGGAATCGAAGTTCATCAACGGTTGGGAGGAAGCCAACCACATGAACGCCGCGTTCCTCAGCAACGAGATTATGCCCTGGCCGATCGCGCCCAGTGACCGGCGAATGTTGGTGCTTTGGCCGATGGAGACACTTCCGGTCGAGCGCCAGAAGGCAGTGGGGCGAGAGCTGGAGAATGGAGGCGTCGCAGCGTTGTACGCGTGGTTGTTGTCCGTTGACCTGGGCGACTTCGACCAGCGCACCAGGCCGCCCAGCACTGATGCGCGTGAGCGTTTGGTGGCACTGAGTCGGGCCAGCTGGCAGACTTTCCTGTTCCTCTGGCAATACGGCGAGCTTGGGCGTGATATGTGGGGCGCCTGTTTGTCCACCGACCTCTATGCGATGTTCCTGGAGTGGTGCCACCGCAACAAAGAGCACGTGATGAGCCAGACGAAGTTCTCGTTGTTCATCAGCTCGGAGGTGGAGAAGACCCGGGCAATTCCCTGGACCGACGGCAGCAACCGCAAGTTTGGGGCGTTCTTCTTTCCACGCGATGAGCAGGCTTCCCAGCCCCCATCACTCAGGTCAGCCGATCTGGGCAAGGCGGTAGTTGCTTGGCGGGCTGCGGCGCGCTTGGCGGGCTGGAACGTCGACAACTGGGACCACATCAAGGCGGCTGCAGCATGAGTCCGACTAAAAGTGTGTTGGGTGTGTCGGGTGTGTGTTGGGTTGGTTTTCGATACCCCACACAATTTCAAGCCTTCTATTTCGCGGCTTTCCGCCTTGTGTGTTGGGTGTGTTGGGTTTGGCGTCGCGCACGCGCATGGGCGACGTTATTTGAATCCATGGCGGCAAGATTTTTTTCTTATGCGAGAACCGTTAAACCCAACACACCCAACACACTCAACACATTTGATTTAAAGCTATTGAGTTTAAAGGGTTTTAGGTGTGTTGGGTTTGTGTTGGGTATGGCGTTTTTTGTGTCGGGTTGGATTTTGACCGGGGGAGCGGGGCGATGATCGAAGAAATGGAAACTCTGTTGAAGCATTGGGGCGAGCAAACGCGGCGCTGTGGCTCTGCCGGTGGTTTGGGCAGCCCGATGGCCACGATTATGGAATGGGGTGGATGCGCGCCACGTGGTACGCCCGGGTCGCGGATCCTGCTTGATGGTGGCGCTGGCATTGATGCCGTTGCGCAGGAAGTCGCCGCTGCACTGGCGGAGGTGAGCCGCCAGGATGATCGGGGGCAAATGCTGGAGCGTTTGGCGGTGCTGCGCTATACCGATGACCCTGCGCCGACATGGCTGATGCAGCTGCACCTGCTCGGGTCCAAGTCCCGTGCAAAGCAAACTTATTACGACTGGGTACATAGCCTGCACCTGCGACTGCTACACGCGTTGGCTGATCGCTCTGGTGCCCGAGGATGGCTTACCGCTGGTCGGGGCACTTTGCCTCAAAGTCTCCTCAAAGTTGCGTCAAAGTTGCACTGAGCCAGTTAACCGAAATTGGCCCCTTTCCGGTTTCGTACTCAGAGGGTAAAAAGTCCCCACGATATGAAATTTGCGCCTCGGTGCTGACCTCGCACGTGCTGTGCAGCTTTACCCGGTCTCCCTAGACTGGTCACTTATCCCCGCTTCGGCGGGGCTTTTATTAATGGCTTGGTGTGCTTCCGCTGCGTCATACCGGTAGCGTGGATGATCCTGCCTTGACAACCCCTTAAAAACCCCCGATTACTTGTGCGCCAATCGTGCAATGGCTCAACACAACGGATTGAGGTGTAGGGAATGACTGACGATTTGAATAGCCAGCTTGATAAGATTTTTACTGCGCGTGCTGAGCGCTTGGAGACAGCCGCCCAGGCGCAGCAGGAGGCAGAAGTGAGGAAGGATTCGACTCTTCAGGAGTTTCTGGCATTGAAGGATGCGTTAATCCGACCGACCTTAGAGAGCTTGGCTAACAAATTGAGTGATAGGGGGCAGGAAAGTAGGATCGTCGAAACTCAGGATGGGGAGCACTCTGGTGGAAAAGTCAATGATGCGAGTATCGGTATAAGGTTTTGGACTGATCGTGGTGCGGCAATCGCACGTGGAAACGAGTATCCGCACCTGACGTTAGTGCTAGAAAAATCGACCCGGAAAGTTAACTTTTTCAGAAGCACGATGACTCCTGGAAAAGGTGGCATGGCCGGCGGAGATGGTTCAGTTGACCTCGGATCGTTAACCGAGGATCTGATCAATCAAAAAGCCCTGGAGATCATCGCTGCGATTTATCGATGACTACGGGCTTTAAAATTCGGACGCGATCTGAAATTGTCTTTTCAACCCCGCTTCGGCGGGGTTTCCTGATTTTGCCCTATAGGTGTCTGCAATGGAGTATCAGCATGGGCGAGCCAGCAAGCACGGGTGCAACCATTGTCGTACCCGGCGCTGCTGGTGCTACTGCAACGGGACTGCTCACCAGTATTGACGAACCACACTGAACCCGGCCATTGCGTCGGTTTTTTGTTTTCATTCGAAATCTAAGTCTTCGGCTCTGATCCCAGGAATTATTTCAGCAGAGCCATCTTCTAGGCGCAGCCTGATGTGAGGAGAACCGCTCATTTCCTCCAATACCGTAAGGACAGTGGCAGTCTTGAGGAACAGGCGACCGCTGTGGATTGTTTGGCTGGTTATGTGTACGCGCAAACCTGGCTTTACGTCTTCGAATTTCATTTTAAATGGCCCCACTCGAGGTACTCAGGATGAACAAACGCAATGAAATCTCCATGCGTGCGTTGCACAAAAGAAACCACTTTCATCGCCAGTTGGCCTTGCAATTGCTCAAAGCAAGGTTGGCTTGCCTTGAGCAAAAATTGCATGCAATGAATAGTTCTACTTAACCCGCGCTTCTTTTGGGTAGGTAAAACCGGCCATTTCTTCTTGAAGTACGAAGCTCATATCCTCATAGCTCATGCCTCGGACTTGGGCTGGTGCCCAGCTGAACTTATGGATTAAGTAGAAGCGCACAGCGTCCATGCCTTCCAACGTTTTGTATTTTTCACGTTTTGCGATGTGGTCTCCATACACAGCTAGTCCATAAGCGAGACCACCTTCAGCTTCATGCAGCCTCTTCCATATTTCATATTTTTCTTTCGCTGACACTGGAACCTCCTAGTTCAAATCCTTGGTATGGAGGGGGGAGCCTATCAGCGGGCAGCGTGCGATCCAATCGTGTCGTATCACTCGTTGAGTCTTCGAAATCAAATTCAATCTAGGCGGTGCGGTTAATGACGAACGAACAACAGACATTGATAGAAATGCCGATCTGGATGGTGATCGTGCTGTCCTTGGTCGGCGGCATATCCGGCGAGGCATGGCGAGCCGACAAAGCGGGGGTAAGCGGCTGGTCTTTGATTCGCCGCTTGCTGCTTCGATCCGGGGCCTGTGTGGTCTGCGGGCTCTCCACCATGATGTTGTTGCACGCATCGGGCATGTCGGTCCTGGCGGCGGGGAGCATTGGCTGCCTCACCGCGATGGCCGGCGCCGATGTCGCCATTGGCCTGTACGAACGCTGGGCTGCCAAACGGTTGGGCGTGTGCGATGTGCCGCCCTCGGGCAGCGGGCAGGTTTGATGCTCTGGAGGCCATGAAATACGTGGTCTGTAGATGGTTGCGTCAAAATGGTGCGCCGAAAAGTCGCCGGGGACCCTGGCGGCATTCGAGGGACACGGGGCATGAAACCCGCGGGAAAGTGTTAGCGGACAGTTCACCAGCTTAGTGAACTGAGGTGAACAGGTGAACTACCCGGATTCATTGGGTGAACAGGAGATTCCATCATGACCGTAATTAGCAAAACGGAGTTTGCGGCACGACGTGGCTGGGCCAAATCTTATGTTTCCAAGCTGGCGAATCAGGATCGCCTGGTGCTGACCGATGACGGCAAGGTAGAGCTGGAAGCTACCGAGGCGTTGCTGGCGCAGTCGGCGGATCCCAGTAAAGCCGCTGTCGCCGACCGTCATAACCGGCTTCGTCTTGAGCGAGAGGCGAAAATAGCCACCGAAGAACCTGCGGTGCCGCTAGTTGGGCAGGCGGTAGACTTTCAGAAGTCCCGCGCTCTGCGAGAGCACTACCTTGCTCTGCAGGAGCAAGACAACTATCGCAAGCAACAAGGCACCCTGGTGGATCGCGAAGCAGTGGAAACCGGTGCCTACAATGCGGGCCGTCTGCTGCGCGATCAACTGCTTGGAATGCCCCCACAGCTTGCGCCAGAGCTGGCTGCAATGACCGACCCTTGGATAATCGAAAGGCATTTAACAGCTGCCATCCGGCGTTCGCTGGAGGACGCTGAACGTATGTCTACCTCTGACCTTGAACATGCACTGACCATGAGTTGACCCCCCATGCACACGGAATTTCCTGATGGTGCAGAGGTGTACCATGAGGCGTATTTCCGTGGACTCCAGCCTGATCCGGACGTTTGGATAGACCAGTGGGCTGACGAATACATGCGGATCCCGCGTGACTCGGGTGCCGCTGAGCCAGGCCAATACCGAACCTCGCGTACCCCTTATGCTCGGGAGCCCATGCGTTGCCTATCGCCGGCTCATCCCTGCAAGCGCGTGATAACGATGGTCGCCTCCCAGTTAATGAAAACGCAGATCGGGTTGAATTGGATCGGCGGCTTAATCCATATGGCTCCGTCCAACATTCTCGCGCTGCTTCCCAGTCTGGGCCTGGCGAAACGGGTGTCGTCTCGGATCAGCAAAACTATCAAGGCCACGCCCGTGCTACGCGAGCGTGTTGCCTCCAGCCGGTCGCGTGACTCACGCAACACCATGGACACTAAGGAGTTTGAGGGTGGGTCGCTCTACGTCACCACCGCAGGCTCCGCCGCCAACCTTTCAGAACTGTCTGCGCGATATGTTTATGGCGACGAGATCGACCGTTGGGAGGTAGATATCGGCGAAGAGGGCGATCCCATCGAGCTGGCGGAAACGCGTGGCAGCACGTTCGGGCGCAATGCCAAGTTCTACTTTTCCAGCTCGCCGACGATCAAAGACGCCTCGCGCATTGATGATCTGTTCGAGGGCAGCGACCAGCGTTATTACTACGTGCCGTGCCCGACCTGCGGGCACATGCAGACCCTGGAGTGGGAGCGGCTGCATTACTCCCAGGACTTCAGCGTGGTGCACTACGAGTGCGCCGGGCCTGACTGTGATGTGTTGATCGAAGAGCACCACAAGGGCGACATGCTCGCCCGTGGTGAGTGGCGCGCCCATGCGAAGGGCGATGGCGAAACGGTCGGCTTCCACCTCAACGCGCTGTATTCACCATTGGGTTGGACGGGCTGGAAGTCGCTGGCTAAGCAATTCGAGAAG